TTGGGTAGGATCACAAGACTATGATTTTACACAGGATGTATCAAATATAGCTTTCAATAGTGCTGAGTTAGAACTATATGGAATAGATAGAGGATATTATACTGGATATTATGGTGTTGGTTTTAGTGATATGTATTTTGATATTACCTATAATCAAATCAATGAAATTATCAATGAGATCATTAATAAAATAGAAGTTAAGTATGCTCTAAAGACAGAAGAATATATTTACAAATCTGATTATATTGCACCACCACCTGAGGAGATAATTGAGATTGAAGTTGGAGATGCACCTGAAGAAATAATTAGTTTTGAATTAGATGATTTTGTTGAAGATATTGAATTTGAAATTGATATCCAACCTACAGAAGAAATCCAAGAGATTGAGGTGGTAGAGGTTGAAGAAGTAAAATCAGAAGTAATGGAAGAATTTGAAAATATAGAAGAAGCACCTGAGGAAGTAGTAGAGGAAGTAAAAGAAGAAAAGCAGGAAGAAACAGAAGAACAAAAAGAAAAAGTGACACCTAAAGAAATCAAACAAAAGATAGCAAATAAAATTATGGCTTCTCAAAAAGATAAAATGTCAAATGATGCACAAACTACTCAATTAGCCCTAATGGTCATTTTAGCAGATGTAAGTTTTGATAGTTATTTGAGTATGCAAATTGCAGATGGTGAATTTTACAAAGATGTTGGTTTAGTAGATCAAAATGTGATAATAGATACTCAGGCAGGTATATTAGGGTATATGGATTACGGAACATTTAATGAAATGGTAGATAGTCAATGGAAGTAGAATATAAGGGCATATCTATGAAGGGTGGAAAAATTTTTATCATTCTTTCTTTATTAGGAACTTTAGGTGGTGCTGCATGGACAGGATTTACTTTTTATCAAGACTATTTAGATATGAAGGAAAAAATACAATCTTATACTGCACCAGATTTAAGCCATATTGATGAACAAATAGCAGTCTTGAAATCAGAGGTTTCAATGGTGTTAGAAGAAGTTAGCCTAGTAAATGATGTAGCAACATCTCTAAAAAATGATCTTAGAGATGATATAAAAACTATGAAATCTGATATTAGATTACAAGACCGGATTATCAAAGATGTAGAAACTATGGTCAAAAACATGGATAGGCAGCTACATGAAGATTTAAAACTTTTAGAAGAAGAATTAGATGCTAATATTAAGAAAGCACTAAGTAACCCATTAGCAGGAGTAAAATAATGGCTACACAAAGAGAAGTTGAAAAAGAAAACAGAAGATTAAAAAAAGAAGTTAGAGAAACTAGAACACATAATCAATTCTTATTGGAAAGACTTGAAAAAGCACATGAAAGAAATGCTGAATTAAGAAAGAAATTGATGACTATTACATTTGATGATGTTTTAAAAACACAAAAAGAATTAGCAGAATATCAAGAAAAAGTAGCTAAAGATAAAGAACTGCTAGAAACATTTGACAAACAAACAGAAGTAAAGTTAGATACTCAAGGTATTACAGATGGCAACACAATCAGAGAAAATCAACAAACTAGATAAAGAAGTATCTTTAATTAAAAAAGATATTGATATTATTAAAAACAATCATTTAGTTCATCTTGAACAAAAGATTAATCAAAATTCAAAAGTTCTCTGGACTGTAGGTGTCTTAGTTTTTTCCAACCTTGTAATACTTCTTAGAGATATTATTCTTTGAACATTCCCTCTATATTCCTTTTGGGATATATGTGTATAGCTGGGGAGTGCATATCAATTAACGAAAAGCACAAATCTGTAGAGGATTGCAAAACTAACGGAACTTATTTAAAGTTAATGTTAGATGAACGAAATATTCGCAAATATTTTTTTGTATGCATAGATGCCTCAGAATATGAGCAAACATAAAAAGATACTCGTAATTGGTGATACACATTTTCCTTATTCCCATCCTGATTGCATAGACTTTCTTAAAAAGTTAAACAAACATTATAAGAGTGATACTGTAATTCATATTGGAGATGAAGCTGATTATCATTCTCAAAATTTTCATGGTATCGACCCGGATTTACCAAGTGCCTTTGATGAACTTGAAGTGACTAAATCATGGATTAAAAGATTAGAAAAAATATTTCCTACAATGACTTTACTAGAAAGTAATCATGGCAGCTTAGTCTTACGGAGAGCTGTAGCAAGTAAAATGTCTAGGAGATATATCAAACCCTATAATGAAATATTAGAGGTTAATAAAGGTTGGGTATGGAAAGATAAACACTTCATCAATACACAGAATAATAGAATTATGTTTGCTCATCAGTTTTGTAAGGATATAGCAAAAGCAGTTAGGGAAACAAGTATGTGTTGTGTTCAAGGTCATTTTCATACTGTGTCAGAGGTCAAATATGTAGCTAATGATTATTCTCTAAATTGGGGTATTTCTACCGGGTGCCTAGTTAATAAAGATAGTTTAGCTATGGCATATATGAAGGTAAATGTAGCTAAACCTATATTAAGCTGCGCGGTGATTACTGATGGAGTTCCATACATTACCCCAATGGTATTGAATAAAAACGGATCATGGGATAAAAATATATACCTATGAGTGATTTTGAAGATAAGATAAATCCGGCCTATTATATAGGATCAAAAATACAAGTGATTGATGTGATTGAGGAATTTAAACTTGGATATCATGAAGCTAATGTTTTAAAATATATAATCCGGTATAAGAGCAAGAATAAGTTAGAGGACTTAAAAAAGGCTCAATGGTATTTAAGTAGATTAATAGAGAGGTACAGTAATTGATGATTTATGAAAGATTGAAGCAAGACCTGACCCGGTGGGAAGGGATCAGATATGAAAAATATAAATGTAGTAGCAATCTGTGGACTATTGGTATCGGACATATGATAAGAGATGATGAAAAAGAATTATTAAATAGAGAGAAACCATTAAAAAATCATGAGGTCATGCATATCTTTGAAAAAGATGTTACTAACGCAATAGAAGATACTAAGAAGTTTATTGATCCTAACGAAGTAGAGCCTGAAGCATTTGAAATTTGTGTGCATCTATGCTTTTGGATTGGACTACCAAGATTACTAGGATTTAAGAAATGTAGAGCTGCATTAAAAGAACAAGATTATGTTACAGCTGGAGCAGAACTTTTAGACAGCAAGATGGGAAAATCAGATGTGAGAGGACTAGTAAATAGAATTACAGAACTATCTGAAAGAATGAGAGATATATAATGTTAGGTAAATTATTAAGTGGTGGATTAGTTGATAGTGTAGGAAAGATTGTAGATGAACTTCATGTTAGTGAAGAAGAAAAAAATCAAGCTAAGATAAGATTAAAAGAATTAGAAAATGAACTTAATAAAAAACAAATGGACATCAATCTTGCGGATGCAAAATCTACTGCAACCGGGTTGGGTGGTTTACTTCAGCGGATCTGGCGGCCCCTCATAGGTTTCAGTTGTGCGTTAGCGATTTTCTGGGAATTTGTATTAAAACAATTCATTATGTTTTTTCTTGCAGTATTTGAAATTGAAACTTTCCCGTTGCCAACTTTAGATATGGGTGTTTTAATGCCGTTGGTCATGTCATTACTAGGCATGGCTACGTTGCGGACATACGAAAAACAAAAGGGGATAAGCAAATGATAGATATGATTAAAGATTGGTTTGAGGATTTTATGAAACTTAAATCATGGGTTAAAGTGTCAATGGTAGTAATCATTGTAATACTTCTACATCATTGGGTACTACATTAAGATAAGGGAAGGGGGTTATTATGCCTTATCATTATGGTGGAAAGAAATCTTCTAAGGCTATGAAGAAACCTAAGAAGAAAAAGAAAAAGAAATAAACTTTGGGGTGGTGGATTTCACTACCCCTTTTTTAATTATGGGATTTACAACAACAACAACTATCCAAGAACTTATTCCTAGGAGTTCCGGAAAAAGAAGAATTAGAAGATCGAATAAATTAACATTTGGCAAAATCAAAATCAAAAAGCCAAAACTGAAAATCAAATATAAATGATTATTCATATCGTGTTCTTAGATCATGTATCTTTCACAAACGAATGGCACGATAAAAAATATCTCACAGAGCAAAAAGATCACATATGTGATGTGGTCGGTTTCTTAGAAAAAGAGAACGACAAGTATTTTTACATTAGCACTATGCGAGGTGGGGAAGATATCGGTAGTTGTCACATGATTTTGAAATCTACTGTGATTTCAGTCACAAAGTACCCTAAAAAATCCAAATAAATGCGTTTTTAGCAGCTTTTAGCAGCTATCTAGTATGATTTATCATTATTCAATACAACACCCCTCATTTGTGAAAAAACTATAGTTACGAGGGGTGTGATGTTAAAAAAGCACTACTTCTAGTACTTCAGGAGGAATACACTATAAAAAGAAGTGTTCTGGTCAATTCTTACAATAATTTATGTCTAAATCAATGTCAAAATTGGACAAAAAAAAATATATTTTCTTTTATAAACACTATTGCAAAAATTTATAAAAAGTTTATAAGTTTAATCATGTTAAACACAAAGGAGAATAATATGAAAACAATAATTAATAAAATACTAAAAGTTTTACCTAAAGTTTATGGTAATTCAATTTTCAAGTCAGTTGAAACAAAGGATGGCTTTATGATTAAATGTTGTCACGATTTATACAACATAACTAATCCAATGGAAGCTGAAGTTAATTTTGAAACTGACGGATGTGATAAAGCAATTCTTACTTGGAAAGATACAGGTAAATTATTAACAGAAGCTGAAGCACGAAAATTTTGGGATGCTCAAATTTTTACTAATAAACCTGTTGACCAATTAGAGTATGAAGATTTTCTATTTGTTTCAAACAAGGATGAAGATGGTGATAAATTTATTTCTGTAGATGGAACAGGATATATGGGAAGTTTTCTTACTGACTATGATTGTGATTTTTCAATGGCTGAAAAATTTGAAAGTGCAATCTCAGATGCACTTCCAAAGAAAGAGGTTTATGTTGATGGTAGTTATTTCACTAGCTTTATTAGAATACAGGAGTGTGCATAAGCACACTTCTAGTTAGGAGAGTACAATAATGTTAAACGAAATACTTACACTAATTGTTCATATCGGAATGATTGGATTTACACTTTATTTTGTAAAGGAGATTTTTAATGATCGTTGAAAAGAAAATAAAACTATCTGATGAATCAGATTTCAATTTAATTGAAGTGATTAACAACACTATTCACAAAGATAATTTTGCTAGTCACTTACCTATCAAGGTATTTAAATTAATTAGGGATCATCAAAATGGATTTACCCCAAAAGACTTAGATACCATTATGAAGCATTTAGCTGATTTGGAACTAAGTTACATAAATCAATCAGATAGAAAATTTTGGGAAGAAGATGAACAGTACATAGCTGAAAAAAGAAAAAGCAATTCAATTTCTATTTTTGGAGATGCAACCATTGATTGGTTAGTGAGTGCTGCACAAGCAAGACTAAATGATATCAATAAACTTCAAGCTATATTTTTAAAAATGCGATTACAAATAGAGGAGAAATCTTATGAATAGACCATTACCTGCGATTGTTAAATACAATCTACAAGATCAATTAAAACTCAAACTTAATGATTTTTTAATTGCAACAAAAGATAATAAAAACATCTTGCATAATCATTACAATATTAATGAAGATTTTATTGATGGCTATAAGGCCGCAATAAGACACTTAGGAAAAGCAGTTCCGGATTGGGAAGATTTCAAAATTAATAATAATGAAAACCCTAGAGTATTCCCGGAATCAAAGGAAGGAGAATAAAATGACTATACTTGAATTTACCGGAAAGAGAAAAGATGAGAGATATACGACTATTCGAGTTAAGACATCTGATGTAGATAGATTATTAGATGATCTTAGTAGGCAAGGTATTTCAGTTGCTTGGCATGATTTGTTTACACAATTACTTAATGTGTATTTCAAATTTAAGGAACTTGATAAGTAGATGTTAAAAGAACTAAAACCATTCATGCATATCGTATCAAAACTTTATGTTAAATATGGTGAGGAATACTATCCAACTTGTATTATAGAGTGGGATAAAAAGACTATTAAACAGGAGAAACTAGATGTTAAAGAAGTTGTTAATTATGTTAATGCTCACATCCTGCAGCTATCAACCAATAATAGATAGTAGAGGCAACAAAGGAGATGAAGTAGCCTACAGAATGACAGATGATTTGTTATCTTGTAAAGAGATTGCAAAACAAAATACTAATGATGTACTAGAAGGATTTAAAGTAGTTCATAATTGGTATGTAAGACCATCTTTATTATTTCTACCGGATAAGATGGAATATAATTATAAACCAATGGTAGATAAATGTATGACTTTACGAGGTCATGCCGTGTTAAGTTAGGAGAGAATATGACAACACAAAAACCAATGACATTAGTTGAAAAACTACATTTCATTACACATTCCTTAGAGGATATCCAACAGGGAAAAACAAAAGGTGTTCCATACAAAATTACATCATGGAATGAAGTAAACGATAAAGTAAAAAAAGAGCTGCATAAAAACCGGGTACTTATTTTACCGAGAGTGCTTGAGCATACGAAAGAGGGTAATTTAACATTAGTTAAAATGAACGCAGAAATCATTAATGTTGATATGCCTGAAGATAAAATAATTATTGGTGATTATACCGGCCACGGCATAGATCAATCTGATAAGGGATTTGGTAAGGCTTGTAGTTATGCTTACAAATATTTGTTAATGAAATTATTTATGACAAGTATTGGTACGGAAGAAGATAGTGAATTTTCTAATCCGGAAGCAAAAGCACCAAAACAAAAACAAACAACAGCACAAATAATAGATGATAATATAGGGGGTTTAGAACTTGACTAAAGTAAACTTAACATTGTTTGTTAATGACAATAAAAAAACTAATCCATTAGCACCACCATACACAAATAGTAAATTTCAACCTAAACAAGATATTGTGTTGAAAGCAGATACTATTTACGAGATGTCATTGTTTAAGAATACACATGACTATGACAAAAACCCATATACTGATAAAGAAGGCAATCCAACACACAGGCTTTCTATTACGATCAGAGAAAGTGAATATTGGGCTAATCAAAAGGAACTAGTAGAGCAAAACTTACATCATATCACAGAAGAACAAGCAAAACCAAAGCCTGTTGATCTTGATGATGACATTCCATTTTGATTAAAAACAAAAAATATATGATGTGGGCATTGGATAAATTTGACTGTTATCCATGCTCACTTCTTGGATATGCAAACTATAATCAGCTGCAATTCCACCACATTCAATTAGAACGAAACAAGACCGGGGGTGCTATGTTACGAGATGATAGTAATGGCATAGTGATATGCTTTAATTGTCATCATAAGATACACACTAAAACCGGGGAAAAAAAATTCTGGGATTTATTTAAGGTAGATCCACGAATAAAAGCAAAACAAATGTATGAACAATACAAGGAGAAACATAATGAAAAAAGAAAGATCACAAAACGCAAAAATATTAGACCACCTTATGTCAGGAAGAACACTAAACCAGCTTGAGGCTCTAAAGTTATTTGGCTGCATGAGATTACCAGCTAGGATAACAGAGTTAAAACAACAAGGTTGGAACATAGATTGTAAAATGGTTAAAAACACATCTACAAAAAAGATTTATGGTCAATATAGTTTACTCACAAGATACTAGTGGGAAAATCAAGAGGAAAAGTAGTAGACACTCAAAAGCAAATAGTGGAGTGTGAGATGTGTTGGAGAAAATATACCAAGGCTATGTGCATGAAACTATTTGCTCACTTAGAGTTGTATAAATGTATAAGATGTTACAATGGGGGAAAAAATGGCGAAACTACCTAAGATGAATTTATTTGTAGATGCTTTTAATTCGGACACAGTTTATCTCACAGAAGAAGAACTAGGTCTATACATGAGAATGATTTTTTATGCTTGGACACATGATGGTTATTTACCAGATGATAAAGAAATCATTTATTGTTTACCGAAGAAACCGAATGATGCTTTAGTAGATAAAATACTGAAATTATTTTGGACTAAAGATGATAAAGGATATTTCCAAAAAAGACTTATGAAAGAATATATGTATGCTATGGAAGTATCGGAGAAAGCAAGTAATGCAGCTAAATCAAGATATGCGAATGCACTGCAAACGCAAAGCGAACGCACTGCTACTAATACTATAACTAAGACTATAACTAATACTAATAAAGATATATACACCCCGGAATTTGATAAGTTCTGGGGGAAAGTATGTAACAAGGTCAGTAAAGGTATAGCTTTTAGAAACTTTACTAAATTACCATCTGAATGGATAAAGAAACCGGTGGAGTTAGCTGAAATGTATAATAAATACTACGAAAATGTAAAAGACAAAGAATTTGCAAAACAACCTGCATTTTGGTTATCGGCTCAAAAATATCTTGATGAGAAGGTAGAAGATACATCAATGACTACTGAAGAATTTAAAGATTGGCAGTGGAAAAATGATCTTGATATGAGAAAAAAAGGTTTGAAAACAATGAGATGGAGTGTTGATTATATACAAAAACTTGATGATGCGATTGCCAATGGTGGTTAAAAAAGTTGTAATTTAATTATAAAAACCTAAATTTAAATTGTTATATGGAAACAAGTAATATGCAAAACCCGCAGAACTATATCATTGTTCAAAATAAAGATGGATCATATTCAGCTTTTGTAAACTATGGTGTCTTTGATAGTAAAGAAGATGCAGAAAAGAGTTTAGAATATGTCATGTCTATAATGGGTTATAAATTGCATCCACAAATCACATATCATTAATGGGTAGACCAAAAGAATATAATATTCCCGGAGAAGAAGTAGTAAAACTAGCTAGTTATGGTTGTACGAACACCGAAATAGCTGATTTCTTTGGATGTGGAGAACACATCATTAGAAAGACTTATGCCGAATTTCTCAGAAAAGGGAGAACTGATTACAAAATACGTTTAAGGCAGATACAATGGGGTATAGCTGAGAAGGGAAATGCTGTTATGGCTATCTGGTTAGGTAAGAATGTATTAGGTCAATCTGATAATGGAATATTAGAAGATGATGATACCCCATTACCATTTAATGTTGAGTAGTGCCATTATCTAAATCACAAAAACAAGTATTTACATCAGAAGCTAGGTTTAGAGTTCTTATTACCGGAAGAAGGTTTGGTAAAACATTTTTAGCACTTAATGAACTAGCTAAGTTCTCAAGATATCCTCGGAAAAAAGTATGGTACATAGCACCCACTTACCGGATGTGTAAAGATATTATGCTTAGCCCACTAGTGGAGAAAATGACAAAACACAGATGGATTAGTAAAGTAAATTACTCTGATCTAACAATTACACTTAAAAATAACTCATTAATTCAGCTAAGATCATCAGAAAACTTCAATGCTCTACGAGGAGTAGGATTAGATTTTATTTGTATAGATGAGTTCTCAGATGTGGATGAGAGAGCATGGTTTGAAGTGCTGCGGCCTACTCTTTCCGATAAATCAAAAGAAGGTAGTGCATTATTTTTAGGAACACCAAGAGGCTATGGTAATTGGAGTTATAATTTATATACCAAACATGAAACAGATAGTAATTGGGAATCATTTCAATTTACTACATTGGATGGTGGTCAAGTATCTCAGAATGAAATAGATCAAGCTAAGAATGATCTGGATGATAGAACATTTAGGCAAGAATATATGGCTTCATTTGAGAAATATTCCGGGCAAATTTATTATAACTTTGACAGAAAAGAAAATGTGATTGATAGTTATAAACCTAAATCAAACTCAATCCATATAGGCATTGATTTCAATATCGACCCGGTTTCAGCTATAGTATCAGAATTGCAGCAAGATAACTTGTATGTATATGACGAGATTGTCATTTACAGTAGTAATACTGATGAACTTGTTGAGGAAATCAATAACCGATACTCTGGAAAGCATATCTTCGTATATCCTGATCCTGCATCTAAACAAAGAAAAACTAGTGCCGGTGGTAAGACTGATTTAAGTATATTAAAAAATGCCGGTTACAATGTGCGAGTTAGAAATGCTCATCCTTTAGTGAGAGATAGAATTAATGCTGTGAATACGAAACTTAAAAATGCTAAAGGTGTCAGAACATTATTTATTGCTAATAACTGTAAAAATATGATAAAGAGTATTGAAAGACAAATTTATAAAGAAGGTACAAATTTGCCGGATAAGGAAAATAATTACGATCACATGAATGATGCATTAGGATATTTAATAGAGTTTATGTTCCCAATTAAGAGAGATTTCACACCCTCACCACCACGAAGGTTTAGTTAATGGCAAAATACAGTAGAGAATATTTAGTATCAAGACACAAAGATTATGAAGATAAGTTCGCAGATTGGAACTTTCACTTAGTATCATATTTAGGCGGCCAAGATTATCAGAGTGGCTACAATCTAAATAGATATGTTCTTGAAACTGATGAAGAATACATCAAAAGACAAAACAATACCCCCATTGATAATCATTGTAAAAACGTAGTTCAAATATATTCGTCTTTCCTATTTAGAGTACCCCCTACTAGAAATTATGGAAGTTTATCAGGTGATGAGCAGCTAGAGAGTTTTATTAAAGATGCTGATTTAGATGGTAGATCATTTGATAATGTTATCCGGGAAATGCAAGTAAACGCATCTATTTATGGTACTTGTTGGGCTATCATAGATAAACCAGCTGTTCAAACTGAGAGTAGAGCAGAAGAAATACAACTAGATATTAGACCATACATATCAATTTATACCCCGGAAAATGTATTGAATTGGAACTTCGAGAGAATGTTAAATGGTAGATACCAACTAACATCATTATCACTATTAGAGAATCTACATGATGATATGGCTACAATTAGAGTATGGAGTTTAGAAGATATTAGTACCTACAAGATTAAAGATTTTAGTAAGGGTTATGCTACTACTCAACCGGTATTAATTGATGAAATGCCTAACATGATTGGGGAAATACCAGCTGTTGTTTTATATAATCAGAAATCTCAAAGAAAAGGAATTGGTATTAGTGATCTTCAAGATGTAGCAGAATTACAAAAATCTATTTATAACGATTATTCTGAGATAGAGCAGCTTATTAGATTATCTAATCATCCTAGTTTAGTAAAAACACCTAATGTAGAAGCTAGTGCTGGTGCCGGATCTATTATTGAAATGCCGGAAGATATGGATAGTAACTTGAAGCCCTATATTATCCAACCCTCATCACAATCATTGGATGGGATTATGTCATGCATCCAAATGAAGGTAGACGCAATCAATAGAGTTACACACATGGGATCAGTTAGAGGAACAGAGAAAACTATTAATTCTGGTATTGCACTACAAACGGAGTTTGAATTACTTAATGCTAGATTATCAGAAAAAGCTGATTACCTAGAAAACGCAGAGGAGCATATTTGGAGATTATTCGCTAAGTGGCAAGATAAAGAATTTGATGGTGAAATAGAATACCCGGACACATTTAATCTGAGAGATTACGCATCTGATCTACAGTTCTTACAAGTAGCAAAAGCATCAGGTGTTGTATCAGATACATTTGCTAAAGAAGTAGATAAACAAATAGCTAGAGCTGTTGTAGAAGATGATGAAAAGTTGGCTAATATTGATAGTGAGATAGAAGCAAAACCTAGACCAATAGGTCAATTCTCTACACCTGCTATTGAGGG